TTATAAAACTTCCGTGCGCTGCTCTTGAGGAAAACGCAGATATTCAGGATCTAAGAAAAACAAAAGAGCTATCAAAGCATGCTGTACAGACTTAAGCCGCTCATATGCTTTCTTAGGATCTTCAGCTAAAGATTTTACATCATTTGCAAACGCTTTAAATAAGACATGAGTATCTTGGATATTACTTTCAATATACTCATTGTATCCAATGCAACGAACTTTAGAAATATCGATTTTGAGCATTTTTTCACCCATAGCCCTCTGCTCCCCAGCAAACACCATTAAAAGTGGACTTTGTTTATCAGATTGCATCAATGAATAAACCTTATTTTGTAGACGAGACAATTCACGAGTTTTAGCTTCATCATCTAAACTTATAAATTGTATCTCATTACGTATTGCTTCTGTCCATGCAAAAAACTGAGCAAATAAAAAAACCGTATTATCAATTGAATAAGCCTTTTGTCGCTCAGTACCACATATGTAATATCCTAAGAAACCTGAATTTAATATATTATATATTCTACTTTGCAAATCTGCTGCTGATTTGAATAATGGCTCCTTATACAAATTAATGAGTTTTTCTTTTTCCATCCTCATCTTATCTAATTCAATAGAGCGGCTAATCCTAGCGATACGGTTAGCCCCCTGCGTCGATATAATCGTCGATATTATGGACGTAACAAAGGATAAAACAGCTATGTATACACTCAAGTCATCCATTTCATTCTCCATTTTCTTTTTATAACGTACTAAAACTATGAGTTAAGTTAGTCGATCATACGGATTCAACTGCACTGCTGCATCAAGGTGATCTGGTGCAAAGTGCGCATACCGCATTGTCATCTGTATTGAGGTATGCCCCAGTATCTCTTTTAGCACCAAGATATTACCACCATTCATCATAAAATGACTTGCGAAGGTATGTCGTAATACGTGGGTTAACTGCCCCTCAGGTAACTCGATATCTGCTTGCTTTAAAGCACGGCGAAATGCGTCATAGGATGAAGAAAACAATGCCCCGCGTTTCTTCGGTAATCGGTTATAAAGCGACTCAGATATTGGGATCGTGCGGTTCCGTTTTCCCTTAGTATTGATATAGGTGATACGGTGCGGAACAACTTGTGATTGTTTCAGCCCTTCAGCTTCACTCCAACGGGAACCGGTAGCCAAACAAATCCGAACCACATTACCCAGGTCAGCATTCGCAGACTGATCGCAAATACCTAGCAGGTGCTCAATATCATCCTGGTAAAGAAAAGCTAACTCGTTTTCACTCTCTTTAAACTGGCGAACGCCATCAAGCGGATTATCCCCCTGCCATTCACCTAGCCTCTTGAGCTCATTAAATACCGCATTGAGATACGAATGTTCACGGTTGATCGTCGACTCTTTTACCGGTTTGGTAAATCGGCCAAACTTACCGCTTAAGCGCTGTTTACGATACTCTGCAAAGTCAGACTTGGTGAACATACTAGCAATCGGATCACCAAGACTTCCGCATAGCTGCTCTAACTTACGTAAACGCGCTTCACCATCAGCTAAAGAACGGCCATGCATGTCGTACCATCGCTGAGCTAGCGTTGATAGTGTCTGGCCACTACCCTCTGCAGTTGATGTATCAACACTTATAGAATACAGCTTGAGCTGACGCTCATACGAGAGCGCCTCGCCTTTAGTAGCAAACTGCTTACGGATTCGTTTACCCTCTCGCCCTTGCGGGTAGGTCTCACAGAGCCATTTGCCGTTTAACGCTCGTCTTACACTCACTATTAACTCTCTAAATTCATTAACTAAAATCAAAATTAACGTATATTTACGTTAAGTAAAATCTAGTTTCTTCATTTTCATTGCACCACTTTTTTATGTCTGAATGCGGAATAGAAGGAACGTTTTGGTTCATCTTTTTCTTATACTTGCTATTAAAATTGACAGACTCCACCAGTTTCTTCCATTTTCTCGGATAAAATGTCGCAAGAATAAATCCAGAAAAGGCTAATTCAGTCATTTTTTTCTTTATAGGTATCCTTGATTCATTTTCAAACCCCACATGTAAATGGCATGCAGGATGAGTAATCGAATTATATTGACTCGGTTCATAATCACATCTAATTGGGGTAAATGGTATTGATTTACGCTCATCACTACAGTAATTTTTATATTCCGAAATATATTCAGAATCCCTTAAAATGCTATTTCTTTCATCATCCCCCATTTTTTCCCAGTCATCTTGTAAAATAGAAAAAAAATACTCTTCTAATTCAATTATCGAGTATGGAGTCATCAGGTAGCTAAAACTGCCTTCCCTAAAATACAACATACTTTGATCGCTAAGCAATATGTGATAAATATGTTTTTTCCTATAGTGCTCCCACATTTCTGGATATGATAGTTGACGGCATTCAGAGATAAAACCAGTTGGTTCTGTTACGTATAACTGAGAATCTTCTAAAAGTTCTACATAGTTAAAAAGATCTATAACTTCTCTTAATTTAGCGGTCATTACTTTTTATCTCTCTTTGCACTGATTTCTGCCGCTTTTGAATTTAATGCATCTGCTCCAAATCGTTCCATTAATCTCTTCATTTCCTTTTCAAGCTCATCATCCGCACCTGATTTCTTTATTTTTATATCATACTCTATACGCTCAGCCTCTTGTATTGTAGGATAATTGAATTTTATTTTTGGCAGTTTTTCTATCGCCGACTTTAGCTCTGAAAATAATGTATTTATTGCACTTACTGAATTACCAACCCCAGTCAAATGCAACCACGCCTTAGTTCTCGTCATACCAGTAAATATGAGATTCCTATTCCTCACATCTAACCCATGACTAAGATAATCCACACCAATAAAGTAAACTGAATATGCTTCATTTCCCTTAGCTTTATGGACAGTACTCAATGTTACTTTTCCAGAAACTCGAAAGTCACTGATATTATATTTGTCAGCATTAATATTATTAGTTGATATTCTAAATTCAGATAATTTGATCGTGATCATGTTAAAATATTTCGGACACCGAAGATCATCAGCACAGATAACCAATATATCTTCAGGCAAAAGCCCTTCATTTTTTATATCTTTTATAATCAAATTACAAACGTTATCTACCTCTTCACTCATATTGCTGCAAGCCTGATATGTAATTAAGCTCTCTGGAGGTAGTTCATAAAAGCTAGGGCTTCTATCTTGGCTTCGAGTAACCTCAACTTCCTCATTCTCTTCAAAATTTCCCGTTTCTCGCCCCAACACCTCGTAGCCTAATTCTTTCCAATATTCAGCTTTTTCTATTTTTTGAGCATGCTTTGAACTATAAACACCTAATCCAATTGCATGTGCGCACATTAATGTTGCCATGGGTGTTCTGTAACATGTATTTAAAAACTTGTCTTGCAGAAATTCAGTGTCATCCTCAAATATTTCTTTTGCCGATGGAACCCTCTTCTGGAAAATATTTTGAAAAACGTCAGCGCCTAGAATAATTCTTTTATTTTTAGCCAGTTTTAAGCATAGCTGAATAAAATATTTATTATAATCTTGAGCCTCATCAACAAAAACATAGTCATACATTGGTTCAATTTTTATTGCATTATCTAATAAATCCTTGCATGCATATTCAAATGCATCCATGCTATTTCGTATAGCTAATCGTTTAGCTTCAGTTAAAGTTAACGGCGTATGATCATTTTCTAAACAAGCTCGATAGTAAACCCCCGGATTACTGCGTCCTCCCCATGAATGCAATACATCCACACGATCCAATGAAGATGCATCATCATCAAACTGTCGATAAAACCGATGAATCAATCTCGTAACGTGTTGATAAAGACTTTTCGTGCTAAATGTATAAAGTATTTTTTCTTTTTTAGATTCATCTCGAACCAACGTTTGAGCTGCTTTCATAGAAAGAACAACTGTTTTCCCCGAACCAGCAAGTCCTCGAATTCTCTGAGGACCATCCAGCGGTAACATATAACCATCTTTCTGATCTTTATCAAAAGATAGGATTTTTGATTCTGCTTCTGAAACCGCATGTACTCGTGAGTCTGGCGGAAAACTATGTTCATCTCTGTCTTGTGGTTTAATTAGACCTTTTGCACCTTCAATCGTAGAAATGACCTCTAGAGTTAAATCCACCTCCATTTTTTCCCCAGAGTTTAATATGAAATTGACTAATTCTTTTTGTGAGTTGACTATTAAATTTTCAGAATCAAATTTATTTATAAACTCAGAGGAAAGATTCGGAGCATAAATGCATGAGTTTATCGATATTTTTAGACCTGTTAACCCCTTCCTTAGTGCTTTATTTTTAAGCAACCTAGAAACTATATGCCCCGCTGCTTGATATAAATTCTCATCATCATTTTTTATATTCTGCCTCTGATATTCATTCGATAATGTAGAATGTAATATCACTACTCCATATATATCACTGATTAAAAGTATTTTTGTCGCAACCACCTTTTCATCATCAGTTTTGTATATAGGGAAATCAAAATATATCTCTGCATTTTTTAAAATTAAATCTGAACTTTTCAATAGTTCATAGACTGAACTCAATTCAGGGAAGTGTTTTATAGGGAAATCACTTGGATTTAAATTCATTGACAACCTCAAAGTATAATTGTTTTTGAAACAACTTTTCCAAGCAAGACGACCTCTTCTCTAGGCCAACTAACTCCATTAATGAAAAAGCAATTCCCAGGAAGTAACACTATATTTTCTATGGAAATAAATTCACCTCGAGACATTAACCAATATCCCTCAGCAACTGAGCAAAAATCTATTTCTACAAGATATGAAGTATCTTTTAGCTCGATAAACAGCGGGCGCTTAGGTTTTACTAAAATCCCTTTGGCATTTGTAACTAATTCACCTGCATCAATCAAAACTCCATCAACTAGTTTCTGCACTTTAATGCAAATTAAGGTACCGTCCTCTGAACGTTCTTTACCGCTTTTAATTGGTTCACCAACCCCTGAAGCCAACCATTCTAATGAAACCCCCGTCTCCAGAGCGCATCTCACAATCGCTTCTCCAGGAAAATAATCTCTCTTGACCCAAGTACTGATTGTTCCTGTACCTGCTCCCAGGTGATCACCTAACTGCTTCTTCATAGTAAAGCCATACGCCTGCATTAGGCGTTGCACTGCGCTTTCGCCGCCTTGAAATTTCATTTCACAAAAACCCTAATTAAAAATTGACAATATGAAATGTAAAGATTAGCTTAAGTGGCAATTGTGAAATCAGAAGCTATCTACAACATTACTTAACTAACAGAACAGAATGCCTTATGAAAATGCCACTTTCAATATCTCTTACTACCCCTTTCGTCACAGTTGAAGAATTTTCTCGAATCAGTGGGTTACCGATCGGTACCTGCTACAACTGGATTCACCTAGGTAAGCTGCCTATTCGTCCAAAAAACGGTAAAGCTGAACGAGTTTTAATCAATATGCTCGCTCTACTCAAAGAGGCAGAGCTAAGCACTCTAATTAGTCAGTAAATTCAAATTTGTGAATTAATTATCTGATAATGTGAACACAATGGATATGTTTGAGAGTCAGCCTGGCATACATAGACACTGGAACTCAGCTTGTGAACGATTCGCCAGCGACCACAATCTCGTTAAGCTCGCTGCCGAGATCGGGATATCAGCCCAAGTATTACGTAATAAGCTAAATCCCGAGCAACCACACCGCCTGACAGTCAATGACTTATTACGCCTTACCGATTGCACCAAAGACTATAGCTTAGTCGATGGAGCGCTAGCGCAATTAGGCCGTTTGCCATGCGTTGCAGGTGATGAAATCACATCTGCCACTAATATTCCCGCTCAAGCGCTAAAAATCAGCGCCGCAGCCGGAGAGTTGGCTGGTGAATCAGTGCAATTAATGTCGGGTTCACGTCTAACTAAAACACGTAAAGACGCCATCGTAGCGCGAGCGAATAAAGCCGTTCGCGATCTGATGTTGTTTGCTTATGCCGTTGAAGAACGTTTTCACTCGGTACCGGTGCTCTCCACCACAGCCGATTTGCTCACCAATGGCAATTTACCCAGTCTCATGTGAGGTATTTCATGGACACTCCCGTTTCTATCACCCCGCTATTACGTAGTCAGCAAGGCCGCCCAAGCAGCCCTGTTGAGATCCGTCATGGCAAAGGACACCAAGGCATCATTATTCGCCCTGATGGCCGTCGCTGGACCCCACCAAAAGGCGCCTTCACTCAGTTACTACGGAGGGCAACACGATGAACCCACGCTTGGCTTTCAGTTCTGAACACGTACATACCATACCGATCCGTCTGCGTTCGCTTATCGGAAAACACTTCGCCAGCTCACGCTGGGAAGAAAACTGCCAGTTTTATGACGCCATGCCAGAACGCTATCGCTCGACAGTGTGCTTTCATGCTGGACTAAAAAAACGCCATGCGTTATTGCGTTTGTCTGAACTGGATGACTCTGAACGTGAGCGTGTGATTAATGCGCTGGACGAACTGCGCAGCCATTTTGCCAAATACCGCAAACATGCCATCAGCAACGCCGCCTATGTTCAGCGCTTGCCGATTAGTGTGCGCAAAACGTTATTTCTTCATGCTGGATTAACACAGGCCGAATTCAATCAACCGGTTTGGCGCATTGAGGATGAGACCTGCGCTTGGCGCGACAAAGTGCTTAAAGCGATCCGTGAATTGCTCAATATGTTCGCCGATGTACCGGACATTCTGACCTCGGTCAAACCTGAAACCTATTTCAACTAAATAACCCATTTTCAATTTATGGCGTGTTAACCCGCCGGGTTTCGTGCGCTCAAAATTTAAGGAATCATCATGGCTGACATCATCGATCGCGCCCAAGAATTGCAGCAGCACCAACTTGAAAGACAAATTGCTGCGGCGAGACAGTCTCATCATTCTGTTTCGGCTGATACTTGCGAAGACTGCGACACCCCAATCCCTGAAGCGCGCCGCACGGCTATCGCCGGTGTGCAGTGTTGCATTCACTGCCAGCAGATCCGCGAACTCACACGCAAGCATTTTCGCGCATGAGTCAACCTCATCGGGGGCGCATCGCCCCCTCGCCGCCGCCACCGTTTACCGGAACCCAAGCCGACGCCTTCGTCGGCCTTTACCCATGGAACGCGCCTAAAAAAGCTATAGGCCGAGAAAGACAGCTTACCCTTGCCGAATACCAGCAAGGGCAAGCTGTTTTGCATCGTATCGATTCCCTACCGCGTTTTCTGAGCGCCATTCTACTAAACCGCCATGCGTGGCTACTGAAGAACAAAAGCCTGCACGCAGCGAATAAGTTTCTGGTGTTCACCGTTGAGCCGCGCATCTGGCCGCGTCTTGATATCGTTAACCGCAAGTTCGCCATGAACCTCAATGCCTCACAGCGCTTTATGTCAGAAGGCGACGTTTATCGCCGTTTACCCGGCATGAACGATCGTGAACTTGAGCGCCTCGCCGGTCGCATCGCGGGACAGCTCTTTTCAGCTTACGAAGAACTTAGCGATGCCTTTTTACTGCACAGCCCCCAAGCAGAGCTTTTCACCGACGAAGCACAAGCCGAAATTTACGGCCACGTTGCTGGCGCAGCTCGCGCTTTCAATATCACCCCGCTGAACTGGACAAAATACCGCAAAGGCACGCTGGATATCCGCTCAGCGTTCTCCAGCATTGCGCGTCTGATAAATGATGAATGGTGGATTAACCAGCTCAAAGCCCAGCGCACACAGTGGCGTGAGGCATTGCTGATTGCCGCTGGTGAAGTACATTGCAATAAATCCGGCTATGCCAGCAAACAGGCGATCCGTGACGTGCAGGCACGCCGCTTGGCGAATATGGAATATCTGAAATCCTGCGAGCTCGAGAACGTTGACACCGGTGAGCGTTTTTCCCTGATCGATAAGGTGATGGCCAGTATCTCGAATCCTGAAATCCGTCGTATGGAACTCATGAGCACCATCGCAGGGATCGAGAAATACGCGGCCAGCATGAAACACGTCGGCATGTTCCTGACTATCACCACGCCCTCGAAATACCACCCGATGCGTAAAACGGGTAAGAAAGACAACATCCGCGTACAGCTCAATCACAAATGGGATGACGCCGCGTTTTCACCTAAAGACGGCCAGCGCTATTTAGTCGATATCTGGAGCAAGATGCGCACCGCGTTCAAAGACCAAAATCTAAAGGTCTACGGAATGCGCGTGGTCGAGCCACACCACGACGCCACGCCTCACTGGCACATGATGCTGTTTTGCGAACCGAAGCACCGCCCTTCAATCATTGCCATTATGAAGCGCTACGCGCTGATGGAAGACGGTGACGAACGCGGCGCACAGGAAAACCGCTTCGAGTGTAAGCACCTCAATCGAGGCGGCGCGGCAGGTTATATCGCCAAATACATCGCTAAAAATATCGACGGTTATGCCCTCGACGGCGAGATCGATAGAGAAACTGGTAAACCGCTGTCAGATACCGCTGCCGCAGTTACAGCATGGGCGTCTACGTGGCGCATTCCCCAATTTAAAGCTATTGGGGTGCCGACCATGGGTGCATACCGCGAGTGCCGTAGTCAAAATCTACGTTATATCAGTCTGGCCGAAAGCTTTGATGAACATGTCGAAGCCGTGCGCGCTGCCGCATCAGACGGTGATTTTGCTGCCTATATCGCGGCACAAGGTGGTGCGAATGTACCTCGTGACTTACAAACCGTGCGCGTGGCTCGCAAGGTTGCCGATGAACCTAACGAATACGACGAAGACGTTCAGAAAATCGTGGGCATATTCGCCCCTCATCTCGGTGAAAACCACATTCACACCACCCGTGACACTCAATGGCGCATCGTCGCTAAAGCCGTTGACCTTGAGCCTTTGACCTTAAAAAGCGCCTCTGGCGCGCCTCGGAGTCCTGTCAATAACTGTGGATCCGCTGGAAAAGCAGCCACCAAAGAAACCGCCGATATGGCACCTAAACAGGACTCAAAACGCATCAGTTCACCGCCTGTAGACGAAATCGCATGGGATGACATCGGTAACGTGGTGCTCATTAGAGAGCTACTGAAGGAACAAGCGCCAAAAGTGAACCACAGGCTGCGAAATTACGACCAGTTGCATCGACCAGAACCTGCACCTTCGGCACGTTTGACTCAAGCCGAACGGCAACGCCTGCCACAAATTCACGCTGACCTCACGGCCAAAGGTATTAATCCACAACGTTGGGAGCTGGAAGTTCTCGCCCGTGGGGCAAAAGTGAGCTTTGGGGATCTAACGTTCCAATATCAAAAAGACGATGACTGGGGAGGTTTCACGGACAATTAATCGACAAGAGCCTTATAAATCATGGAGTAAATCAAACATTGATGCATTCCATACTTGACTATTTACTCATATAAACTCAACATAACTGTATAAATACACAGTATAACACTGGAGACATAATGGAACTCATCGATCGCGCACACCTGGCACTCTCGCGCGTACAATTCATCGCAGAAGTTTCCCTGGTCGCAGACCTTAGCGTCGAAGAACTACAAATGGCCTTATCAATGATTTCTGATTTAGCCGATCCATGCTTGCCAGGGAACGGTCATGAAGAGGTTTTTTATAAGGTTAAGGATTCATAATCGTGGTGCCGGTTGGTATTCATTTTAACTAACCGGCCAGCCTCTTTCTTTTGTTACAAGCATGTGCCATCAAATATCGTTAGATTCGGCGTTTATATTTAATAATCAAAATAACAGGATTGCTTCTACCTCAAGTTGTTTACATACTATCTAGAAAAATAGTCAAAGAAGGAATGGACATGGAATTGCTTCGTAATGTACTTGCTAACTATTCTGAAATGCGTCAAAAACAGAATGGTAGAACCTGCTCGTCTGAAGGGACAATCTACCCAAGCGTAGCCGCAATAATGGAAGCTCTTCCTTCATTATTTAGACAAATTCTTAGCGAACATGGGAGAGAGAACGAGTTTAAGGTTACTGGATCCTTCGGACAGGGGGCTATTTCAGAAATTCCATGGGTAGGAATTTTTAATAAAAATATCACTACATCAGCTCAGAAAGGATATTACATAGTTCTGCTCTTCTCTGCTGATATGTCATCCTGTTCATTATCATTAAACCAAGCAGTAACTGCGTATAGTGAAAAATACAGCGGGAAAATGGCTATCGATCGAATGCGTGAAACAGCTGCTATTGCAAAAGAGTTTATAGCTAAAATTCCTGGAACTATTGTTGGGCCAATTTCTCTCAAAGCAAGCAAAAGACTTGGCAAAGGGTATGAAAGTGGAGCAATTCAAAGCTTTAACTACGATTACCATAATTTGCCTGATAAAGAGACCTTCGTTAAAAATTTCTTATCCCTATTAAGCAACTATAACGCTCTCTATACACTTTCAGGGGCATCCCTAAGTTCACTATCTTCATACTCAGAAGAACTATACCAGGAACATGCATTACAATTAGCGTCAGAAATGCATCTAGATAGCGCTAATGTTGATAAAGAACCTGGGGGCATACCTGTTCCTCCCAAAAAACTAGTAGCAGGACGAGAAACATATACGCGTGATGATAAAGTTGCAGCAACAGCAATTTCCAAAGCCTCATTTCTTTGTGAGCTCGATCCTAGCCATATCACGTTCGTTTCTAGCGCAAATAATAAAAACTTTGTTGAAGCGCACCATTTGATTCCAATGGGAAAACAGGATCAATTTGATTTCTCTTTGGATGTTGCAGCAAATGTTGTTGCTTTATGCCCCACTTGCCATCGACTACTTCACCACGGAAAAATTGCAGATAAAAAAATACTTTTAACAACGTTGTTATCTAAAAGAAAACAACAATTAGAAAACCAAAAAATAGAGATAAGCGCAGAGCGCCTGATTGATTTCTATTCGAAGTCTGACATACCCGCCGATCATTAATAACTGCATTATCATGCATCATTTCGCGTTGTGATCCGTTGCCCGTTTTGGCCTTGCTGCGCCAGTCCTGACGCGGATCACGATGGATCACGCAACTGCATGAAAAACGACACATTAAGCGGGCAGGCGTGGCGGGGATAGCATTGCGCGCTGAGGTAGCTAACTAAGCTATGCCAATATTCAAACAACCATGCATAGGTAGTTACCTTACTGTTGTTTTGCCACTAAACGTTGTTCTCTGACACTTCCTTACCTAGTCAATCTGAAGAAAACGTTCGCCAACATACTCATTAGAGTTTCTTATAAAAAAGTCTCATTAAAACTAGTATATGCGAGCGAATCCACAGAATCCTTTATCAACACTAATCTATCCTGCATATGGCTTCAGTGCCGATTTTATTTACTTATTTCATAAGGAATACAAATGGATAACTATCATATTACAAAAGATGGTGATGAGTGGAAGTTCAAAAAGGAGGGTAACGATCGTGCAACCTTCAAAGCAGATACAAAACAAGAAGCAATTGATAAAATGAGAGATTACATGGACGATAAAATCGGCTCTGTAAAAATTCATAAGGAAGATGGGCAAATCCAAGAAGAAAGAACTTATCCACGCAGTAGCGATCCAACCAAAAGCAAAGGTTGATAGTTGAAAGCCGCTGTAAGGGCGGCTTTTTCGTTACTTGTTTTTCGGTAGCTCGTAAGGCTTAAAGCGAACCACTTCCTGTCCGAGAAAATCATTCACCTCCTTGATCCGCTCTTGCAATGGCGTGAGCTCGTTACGAACGAATACCTGCGCCGCCTTCACCACATCCCCAAAACCGCCAGTATTATTCGGTAGTACGCCCATCATAGAACAGGTTTTTAAAGTTACCCAGCCCTTTCGAGCTGCGCATCGCATCACGTAATGCTTCCACATCAGTGTTACTTTGTGCCGCGTCGGTCACGTACATGATGTAACCCGCGTGCGCACCGTTCTGGTAATACTTGCGGCGAAACAGCGTGGCGGATTCATTCAGCCACGCCGAGTTAAGCGAACTCATATATTCCGGCAAGCCGTACAGTTCCTGATTAATATCCGGCTCAATCAAGTGGAACACCGAACCGGCTTCAAAACGGTGCGGCTCTTTGAACGACTGCACGAACCAGTACACGCCATCCTCGACACCTCGGCGAGTATATTTGGCCGGTGAACATTCTAATCGCATCATTTTCCCCACGCGGTTGTGACGCTTTTCTAAAAACGCATTGCCAAATACCAAGAAATCAAGCACAAAGCGGCTGAATTCCTGCTGACTCAGTAGCGGATGCGGAATAAAGGTGCTGGCGAGAATGTTGCGCTTCACGTAAATCGGCGAGCTGTGGTGGACGGCAGCGCGCAGGCTTTTCGCCAACCCCGCAAAGCTCACCGGCGGCTCTATCCATTTGCCGTTACCGATACACTCGGCATAGTCGAGAATATCGCGGCGATCCAGCACCGCCGACGGCTCGCCAAAGGTGAACGCCTGCATCGCTTGATCTGGTTTTTTTGCCATGGTCATGGCTTTGGCGCGCTGGCCTTTACGTTTGCTCATCAGTTGAAGTCCAAAATAGAAGGGATCACGTTGCCGTTACCGGCGGTGAGAGGTTCATTTATCATGGCGTGCATCGCCGCCCACGCGATATCAGCGTGGCTGACCTCTTCGCTACGGCTGGCCTCATAGGTCGCACTGCGACCGCTGGCCGTCATGGTCTTGCGGATCGCCATAAAGGATTGGGTGATATCGGTATGACCGGCGTCATATTCGAGGCGACCACTGGTGATCAGGTCTTTGGCCTTCAACACCATGCTGGTTTTTACTTCTGGGCTATAACGAATTTCTCTGGCCGCGGGGAAGAAGTTACGCACCAGTTGGAACACGCCCTGCCCAATGCCGGTCGCATCGATGCCGATATATTCCACGCTGTATTTGTCGGTCAGTGATTTGATGGATTCGGCCTGTGTAGCAAAGTCCATGCCCTTCCACTGATGTCGCTCCAAGATACGGAACTTACCGCCGGGAACTAACGGCGGCGCTAAAACGACACACCCCGCACTGTCGCCGGTGTGTGACGGGTCATAACCAATCCAGACCGCACGGTAGCCAAACGGACGATAGGCAAACTGATGAAAATCCTCCCACTCTTCCATGGTGTCGACCATGCAGCCTTGCAGCTCCTCGAACGGGAACACTGACGCCTTATCATCGACAAACTCGCACAGAAACAGGTTGCGAAAATCTTCTTCGCTGTTTTCCTGCTTGAGCACATCCAGATTAAACAACGTGCAGCCACCGGCCTGCGCATCCTCGATGGTAACAATCTGCCGCCACTGGCCATCACCGCATACCGCACCGCCTGCGAGTGCTCGGTGGCTCACGTCCAGCTCAATACACTCGCTTTTATCTTTGCGCCCCTTGTTGAACAGCTCACCCGACCAAAACGGATAGGCACTGTGTGCAAGGCTCGACGGGGTCGAGAAATAAGTGGTGCGTAGATGTTCCTGAGACGCCATACCCGAGGCCACTTTGCGCAGCTTTTGGAAATTGGGGATCCAGAAATATTCATCCACATACAGGTCGCCGTTATGGCTCTGCGCGGTGTTGGAGTTGGTGCCGAGGAAAATCAGCTTCGCACCGTTGTTACCTAACACTATCGGATCGCCAGTGAGCTCGACGTCCACCTCTCGGGCGAACTGGATGATGTACTCCCGAAACACGTAAGCCTGCGTTTTACTGGCCGAGAGAAAGATTTGATTGCAGCCACTGTCTAATGCCTTGAGCAGCGCCTCGCGGGAAAAGAAGTAGGTTGCCCCAATCTGGCGCGATTTAAGAATGTCGCGGATGCGGTGCTTTAGCCCCATCTCATACCAGTATTTTTGATAGTTGAAGGACTGTTTAAAGAAAATGGTTTTGAGTTGGGCGATAGCCTCTTCACTGAAGAAATTCTTCTTCGGCTGTTTGCGCTCGCCTTTGTTTCGGCTGCGAATATTCGGATTGAGATCGGCCTCATTACCGCCGTTCATGTAACGGCTGACGCGTGCCAGTCGTTCAATTTGGCGACCGAGCAGATCGATCTCTTTGTAGTCGCTCCCCTCCTTTTTGCTTTTCATCACCAGTTGAATCAACCGCGCCTCGATGCTGGTCTCCACGCGAGAAATCGGCGCAATATCGTCCCATTTCTCACGCTGTTTCCAACTCTGCACGGTCGGGCGTTTTTGGCTCAGCATGTCCGCGATTTGGCGCACGGAGAACCCTTGCCAGTAAAGCAAAGCGGCCTGACGGCGTGGGTCACTGAGGATAGTGGTATCGAGTGTCATGTTCATGGTGCAAAGGCTACGCAAGCCGCTCAGCGCCTGCCTTATGTGCCTGTTGTCTCAGCGGTTATCAGACGCGCATCGATGGCGGCCAGCGCTTGGAGTCGGGAAACTAGCCCCGAACCCAATACCGACTCAGGACACCTGAACAATGGCTAAGAAAATTTCGAAATGGTTTCGCATCGGCGTCGAGGGTGACACCTGCGACGGACGCAATATTGAAGCCTCAGATATTCAACAAATGGCCGACAGCTTTGACACGCGTGTTTACGGCTGCCGTATCAATCTGGAACACATCAAAGGACTGCTGCCCGATAGCGCCTTTCGTCGTTTCGGGGATGTGGTTGAACTGAAAGCCGAAACTATCGCCGATGACTCGGCGCTCAATGGCAAGCTGGCGCTATACGCCAAGATTAGCCCCACCGACGAACTGGTCACCATGACTAAGGCCAGCCAAAAGATTTATACCTCGATGGAGATCCGCCCTAACTTCGCCAACACCGGCAACAGTTATTTAGTGGGTCTCGCGGTGACTGACGATCCAGCCAGCCTCGGCACCGAAGTGCTGGCGTTCAGCGCCAAAGCCGCTACCAACCCTTTTGCCGGTAAAAAATCTGAGCCGGATGATTTGTTCTCAGTCGCCACATTGGCCGAGCTGGAATTCGAAGTCATCCCCGATACCTTGCTTAATAGCCTGACCGATAAGGTCAAAGGCATCTTTAGCCGCAAACAGGCCAGCGATGACGCCCGCTTTAGCGATGTACACGAAGCAGTCACCGCCGTTTCTGAACAGGTGCAAATCACCATCGAGAGTAACGAGCGACGTTTCTCAACCCTTGAACAAAACCTCCAGACCCTCTCCGAACAGGTAAGCAGCGAAAAACAGGCACTGTCTACGCTCAAAGGCCAGCTCGATACCACCGAGAACTTCAGCCAAACGCGACGCCCACTGGCGAACGGTGGCAACGGTGAAGAGATGCACCTGACCAACTGCTAAACGCCGGCTGGCGAATAACGTAAAAATTCATTGATAGAGAGACACTATGCGCCCAAATACCCGCTTTAAATTTAACGCGTTCCTGACTCAGGTCGCCAAACTCAACGGCATCGACGTGAACGACATCGCCAAGAAATTCACCGTCGAGCCGTCCGTAACCCAAACGCTGATCACCACCGTGCAGGACACCTCCGACTTCCTCAAGCGCATCAACATGGTGCCGGTGGATGAACAGACCGGCGAGAAAATTGGCCTCGGCGTGACCGGATCGATTGCCAGCACCACCGATACCGACAGCGGCGACGAACGCGAGACCGCCGACTTTGCCGCCCTCGAGGCGCGCCAGTACAAGTGCGAACAGGTCAACTTTGACTTTCATATCCGCTACAACACCCTTGACCTGTGGGCGCGTTATCAGGACTTCCAGATCCGCTTACGTGATGCCATCACCAAGCGCCAGGCGCTCGATTACATCATGGCCGGTTTCAACGGCATCAAACGCTCGGCAACCTCTGACCGCAGTAAAAACCCGATGCTGCAAGACGTGGCCGTCGGTTGGCTGCAAAAACTGCGTAACGAAGCACCGAAGCGCGTGATGGATAAAATCACCGACGCCGAGGGCAACGTGGTCTCAACCACGATCCGTATCGGTAAGAACGGCGACTACGTCAATCTCGACGCCGCCGTGATGGATGCGACCAACAGCATGATTGAGCCATGGCATCAGGAAGATCCTGACTTGGTGGTCATCTGCGGTCGCCAGTTGCTGGCCGACAAGTATTTCCCGCTGGTGAACCAAGAGCAGCCCAACACCGAAGCCATGGCCGCCGACGTGATTGTCAGCCAAAAGCGCATCGGTAACTTACCGGCGGTACGCGTGCCCTACTTCCCCGCTGATGCCCTGATGGTAACGCGCCTCGATAACCTGTCGATTTACATCATGGACAGCGCTCACCGTCGCCATATCGAAGAGAACGCCAAGCGCGACCGCGTGGAAAACTATGAGTCACTGAAGGTCGATTTCGTGGTCGAGGATTACGGCTGTGCCTGCCTGATTGAAAACATCAAGCTGGGCGTTTTCCATGAGCCAGAAGCACCTACCGACACGCCGGAGGCCTAACCATGTCCAGCCCTGCACAGCGCCACATGATGCGCGTGTCAGCGGTGGAGGCGGCGCAGCGTGGCAATCACGCGCTGCGCCATGCCACTGGCTACGAGCAGATGTTGGTCAAACTGAGTAGCGACAAGCGTACCTTAAAAGGCTTGCGCTCGATTGAACGCAAAGCGGCGCGCAAACGTGAAATGTTACCGCACTATGCGCCATGGGTAGCCGGTGTGTTGGCCGAAGGCCGAGGGGCTCAGGATGCGGTGCTAATGACCGTGATGGTGTGGAAACTTGACGCCGGGGATATCGCCGGTGCGTTGGACATTGCGCGCTATGCCCTTGCCCATCAGTTGGTCATGCCCGATACCTACACCCGCCCAACGCCGTATTTACTGGCCGAGGATGTGGCTATCGCCGCCGATCGCCTGCGCGTTGCCGGTGAGCCGGTCGATGTGTCGCTCCTGCTCACCACGCTGGAGCTGACCGACGCCGAAGATATGCCCGACCAAGTGCGCGCCAAGCTGCACAAAATCACCGGTCTGGTGCTACGCGATATCGGTAAAGACATTCAGGCACTCACTCATTTACAGCGCGCCATGCAGCTCGACCGCCATGCCGGTGTGAAAAAAGACATCAGTACGTTGGAAGCCAAGATCCGCAAAGCCAACGGCTAACCGAACGCGCCCGCGCTGGGCGGCACGTAGGCCGAAACAGGTTTATTCCTCGTCTGACGCCTGCGTCCACCGCCCCCTATTTTGAGGTTGTAATGGATATCGTGATTGAGAAGAACGACGCGTTGGTCATTCCTCCGTTGGAGGCAAGCGAGCCGCCGATACGTAACACGTTTTTCTGGCCGGATATTGACCCGGTACGGATCCGCGAGTTGATGCGGCTGGAGTACACCGTCACCCCACCCCGCCTGCGTGAAGCAATTTTAACCGGCATGTCTGAAACCAACGCCGAGCTGTATGACTACCGCCAGCGGCAAATGGCCGCAGGATACAAAACCCTCAGCGACGTCCCTGCCGAGCAGCTCGATGGCGAGAGCGAAAAATGCTTCCACTATCAGCGCGCAGTGTCCGCGTTCGCCAGTGCCAGCGTTTACGAGCGTTATCGCGGCTATGACGCCAGCGCCAAAGGCAACAAAAAAGCCGAGGACATCGACGGCACCATCGACGAACTGTGGCGCGATGCACGCTGGGCGGTGAGTCGCTTAGAAGGTCGGCCTAAATCCATCATTGGACAAATCTAATGCGCGTTATCGCCTCACAGGGCGACACCCTCGACGCCCTGTGTTATCGCCGTTATGGGCGCACAGAGGGCGTGGTCGAGGCGGTGCTCGCGGTCAATCCGGGACTTGCAGAATTAGGTGCGGTGTTACCGCATGGCACCGCTGTCGAGTTGCCGGTCGTTGAGTCCTCGACCGCGTCGGAGACTCTCAACCTATGGGATTAATTCATGAACGAAACCGATAAGAGCGTGGTGACGCTATTCCTCATCGGGATGCTGATTGTGGTGGGCAAAGTGCTCGCCGGTGGTGAACCCATCACGCCTCGGCTGTTTATAGGCCGTATGTTGCTCGGCGGCTTTGTCTCGATGGTGGCCGGTGTGGCGCTGGTGCAATTCCCTGATATATCGGGTGCTGCCGTGAACGGCATCGGTGCCGCGTTAGGGATCGCCGGTTATCAGGTGGTGGAAATCTTTATTCAGCGTCGCTTGAACAAAGAAAACAAAACCGACAAAGAGGATAAATAATGGCCGTAATTAAAGTCCATCCCAACGTCGCCGCGTTTCTCGATATGCTGGCGTTTTCTGAGGGAACGGCGACCCATCCGCTCACCCGAAATCAGGGCTATGACGTGGTGGTGACGGGTATCGATGGCAAGCCGGAGATTTTCACCGACTACAGCGATCACCCATTTGCGCACGGTCGTCCCGCAAAAACCTTCAACCGCCGCGGTGAGCGCTCGACCGCCTCGGGGCGTTATCAGCAGCTTTATCGCTACTGGCCACACTATAAAACGGTGCTCTCACTGCCTGACTTTAGCCCGTCGTCACAAGACCGCCTCGCGGTGCAATTGCTGACCGAGCAGCGAAGCCTTGCAGATATTGAGCGCGGTAATATCGAGCTCGCGATCAGCAAGTGCCGCAATATTTGGGCGTCATTGCCGGGTGCCGGTTACGGCCAGCGAGAGCACCGACTCGACAAACTGGTCGAGGTCTATCGCGCAGCTGGGGGAACACTTTCTCAATGAAAACGCTGATTATCTTGCTGATCGTGGCCGTGGTCGGCCTGTGGTGGTTAAAGCGCGAAAACCGCGAGCTAGGGCAAGCGCTCAGCGACGCCACCCAAACCATCACCACGCAAAAAAATAACCTCGCCACTTTAAACAATCAGCTCAATGTGGTGCGCGATAACGCCGACCGCAGCGAACGCGCTCAGGTGGTATTGCGTCAGCAACTTAGCCACGCGCAGCAGCTCGCCACCGGCAAAGACCAGAAAATAACGAGGCTACTCAATGAAAATAAAGCGCTGCGTGATTGGTATCAGTCTGCTTTGCCTGATGACATTGCAAGGTTGCACACCCGTCCCGCCTTTGACACCGCCGACGCTTATTTACGTTGGCTGTCCGAAGGTGACGAGCTGCCCGATACCGGCAAGCCTGCCGAAAACTAACGGCGATCTGAGTGAAGACAACCGCCAATTAGAGCGCGCACTGGTGAGCTGTGCGCTACAGGTGGAAACCGTGAAACAGTGCCAGGAATCACACGATGCTAAAGCCTAAAAGCCTACGCGAAGCGCTTGAGAAAGCCGCGCCGGTGCTGCGTAAAAATCCCGATATGCTGCGCTTGTTTGTAGATAACGGGACGATTGCGACCACGCTGGCCGCGACGCTATCGCATGAAAATCTGTATACGCTCAATGTGATGGTGACCGATTACTCTGGCGATTTGGATTTGCTCATTGTGCCGATTAACGCATGGTTACGCGAAAACCAGCCGGATATCATGACCACCGACGAGGGCAAGCTGAACGGCTTCACTTACTTTGCTGACCTGAATAATCACGACAGTATCGATGTCAGTTTTAGTCTGCGCCTCACCGAGCGCGTTATCGTCAAACAGGTCGATAGAGCGCTTCACGTGAAGCACCTCGTCGAGCCGCCTATCCCGCAGCCGGTTGAGCGCCCCATGGAGCTCTATATCAACGGCGAGCTAGTGAGTCAGTGGGATGAGTGAGCTCAAGCAGTTTGAAGAGAGGCTCGCGGGGTTGATTGGCAACCTAACGCCGATACAGCGTCGCAAAATTGCGATCGAAGTGGCGAAGCGCTTGCGCACCAGTCAGCAACAGCACATTAAGCAGCAGAAATCGCCCGACGGCACGCCCTATGCCAACCGAAAGCCGCAACCGGCCAGCGGTAAACGAGGCCGCGTAAAGCGCCAGATGTTCGCCAAGCTGCGCACCAATCGCTTTATGAAAGCGCAAGGCTCAAGCGATGCCGCCGTGGTGGAGTTTGTCGGACGTGTTCAGCGTATGGCGCGGATCCATCAAGAAGGCTTAAGCGACAAGCCGAACCGGTTTAGCCGTGAAGTTAAATACGATGCGCGCCCGCTGTTGGGGTTTGGTGCATCGGATAAACACATTGTTGAGGATGTAGTGACCGAGTTTCTTAGCTAGTGATAGTTTTATTCGCCAATATAGAATAAACGTGTGCTTGGAAAAGTTAACACTGGTAGTTCTTTTGAAACAAGGATCCATTTACGCACAGTGATATTCATTACTTAAACTTTCCACCTGCAAAGCCATTGTCATATATTTCAGGCAACCCACCTCTTGTATATAGACAGTAAAAGTCGCGTGACAAACTCATAACAGACTCATTCTTGTAAACACAAGAGGTTCTTGAGTAGTATGTGTTATTGTAGAATTGATCCTTCAACCTTCCTTCGTTTTTTATATTTCTATTTTTGAATATTAAGTTATCCATAATTTCTTCTTTTGTGATTTCAATTCGTCTATCTTCGTTAAAAAAGAATAACACCAAAATATCAGTGTCAAGTTTCATGGTTGCTTCATTAAATTTTTCATATAAAACTGATAAATTATAATAAGTATCACCAAATAATAAAAGATAACGTCTTTCCTCTAAAGTTTTTCTTATTAACTTATCGGTTTTACATGTCATGTAATTTATTTCTGATAAATCAAAATCAAACCTTACGTTTTCCAGTTTAGTCATTACGTTAGAAAAATTCATGACCAAGTGTTCAAAAAAATCGCACTCAACAAGAAGTTGATAGTATTTATAGTAGTCATTAAAAAAAGAATCATCTGAAGTGTTAAATAAGTCACTCCATCTTTTTACTCCATAGTTACTTTCATTGGGTGACTTATAAAAATACATAGCATTAATTGCAATTAGCATTAATATATCGTAAGGGATGATAGAACGAACTATATTAGTGTACTTTTTCATGTCCTGTTTAGTAGCTGCATTCTCCTTTGATGCTTTTAAAAGATGATATATTATCCTCATGTAAGGGCTGAGAATGTTTTTTGAAATGTTATTGCTATTATTTATCAGGTGAGGAGCATGTTTTATACCTTTGCCAATTTTATTTTTTACTATTTCTTTTATTTCATTTGCATCTAGAATTGATGGGGTATAAGTCATTTCAATCATCTTATCCAATTGTTCCGAATAAAGATAAAAACGCTCACCTGAAGCATATAAATCATACTTACTCAGCACGTCATCGCTTGGATTTAAATACAGCGATTTGCGATCCTTGCGTTTAATACTTGCTAATTTAACAAACAATTTTTCATTCGAATAGTAAAAATCATCACCGTCTATTGTTACAAACTTTGCATCACCTCTAATAATAGATCGAGATTCATACCCAGTTCGAATTAAAATATAATCCAATCGATACAGCAAATTATTAGAACTTACCAATTTACCTAAATAGTTATTATGTTCCTGAAGCAATAACGCGAACTTTTTTTCAAAAGATTCTTTTTTATCCCGAGCTCGGTTGTTTTGTGTATTTTCTTCATTTGATTTAATAACCTCTAGCACTGATTTTACAGTAAAAAGACAAATTACAATTGTCGCCACAGTCGAAGCGATGCTAGAAATTGTCGACAAATATGGAAAAATTTGAATATCAAAAAAAATAGAGACATATAAAATGAGTATGAACAGTGTAGAAATCAATGCCCCAGCAGATGTCTTGAAATGTTTTCTAATAAGTGACATTACTATTGGTTGTTTTCTTTTGAGCTTGTTAACAGAGGAGCTTTTCAATTTCATATATAAATAAAAATCAAGTATCTATAAAAATAGTGCCACTTAAAATAGCATTATACAGAGTAAAAATACAGCTATTCAGTTCATTAAGCATCTGCACTGTAGTTGCATCCTAAAAGGCTATCACATTAGCAATGTTAACATAGCCGCTGTTAGCACTAACCAGTCAGTCATTGTTGTCTGGTATCCCACCCTACCCCCTCACATTGCCGCGACCTCTCCCTACCGGCATCCTTTCCCCATGAGCACACAATCCCAACTATCCGAAATCTCGCGCCTACTGCGCAATCTTATCCGCACCGGTGTCGTGTCCGAAGTCGATACCGATGGAGCCCTGTGTCGCGTTCAAACCGGCGAAATACAAACCGGCTGGATTAACTGGCTGGCGCGTCGCGCTGGCCGTTCGCGTGACTGGTGGGCTCCGTCGGTGGGGGAGCAGGTGCTATTGCTGGCCGTTGGCGGCGAGCTCGATACCGCCTTTGTCCTGACCGGCATTTACTGCGATGAATTCCCCGCCCCGTCGGCGTCTGCCGATGGTTGGCGCGTCGAGTTTCCTGACGGCGCTGTCATTGAGTACGAGCCGGATACCGGCAAACTCACCGTTAGCGGTATTAAAAGCGCGGATGTGACCGCCTCGGCGTCGGTGGTGGTGACTTGCCCGTCCGTCACCGTAACCGCCAGCCAAAAAATTACCCTCGATACCCCCGAAGTGATTTGCACCAACAAGCTGACCACCGGCTCTATCGAGGTGAAAAAAGGCGGCAAAATGTGCGGCACTATCGAGCATGAAGGCAAATTTACCTCGAATGGCGTGCAGATTGACGATCATGACCATGGCGGCGTTGAGCGCGGTGGTTCTCGAACGGAGGGAACGAAATGACGGCGCGCTATTCCGGCATGAGCCGAGAGGACGGTCAGCAGCGCGATGACCTCGCGCATATTCGCCAAAGCGTGCGCGATATTCTTATCACGCCGATCGGCACGCGGGTCATGCGTCGTGAGTATGGTTCGCTGTTGTCTGCGCTGATTGACCAACCGCAGAACGCCGCGCTCAATCTGCAAATTATGGCCGCCTGTTACATAGCGATTTTAAAGTGGGAGCCCCGCGTTAGGCTCACGGCCATCACGTTCGATAACCAGTTTAACGGTGAAATGTTTGTCGATATCACCGGCACCCTGACCGACACCGGCGGCACCTTCTCCCTTAACGTACCTGTGAGTTAATCCATGGCAACCATTGACCTAAGCCAGCTCCCCGCGCCCGATGTGGTTGAGGTGCTGGACTACGAAAGCATTTTAGCCGAGCGCAAGGCGACGCTGTTGTCGCTGTGTGACGAAAGCCAGCGCGAGGCGGTGGCGCGTACCTTACAGCTCGAATCGGAGCCGCTGACCAAGTTGCTCGAAGAAAGCGCTTACCGCGAGGTGATGTGGCGCCAACGGGTCAACGAAGCCGCTCGGGCGAACATGCTGGCCTATGCCGCCGCCGGCGATCTGGATAACCTCGGCGCGAACTATAACGTTGAGCGTCTGGTTATCACGCCCGCCGATACCACTGTCATTCCCCCTCTGGCCGCCGTGCTGGAGTCCGACAACGATTTTCGAGTACGTATTCAGCAAGCCTTTGAGGGATTGAGCGTGGCTGGTTCAGTCGGCGCGTATCAATTCCATGGCCGCAGTGCCGACGGTCGGGTGGCCGATGTATCGGTCATTAGCCCAACACCGGCGTGCGTGACGGTCTCGGTGCTCTCGCGTGAGGGGAACGGCACGGCGAGCGATGAGTTGATCCAGAGAGTGAACCTTGCACTCAACGCCGAAGATGTGCGCCCCGTTGCCGACCGTGTGACGGTGCAAAGTGCTGCGATTGTACCGTATCAGATTGAGGCCGAGCTCTATCTCTATCCGGGTCCCGAAGTCGAGCCGGTGCGCGAAGCCGCCGAGGCTAAGCTAAAAGCCTACATCACTGCTCAGCACCGCCTCGGGCGTGACATCCGTAAATCTGCCATCTATGCAGCGCTGCATGTGGAAGGTGTGCAGCGCGTTGAGCTCGCGCAGCCGGTGGCCGATATCGTGCTTGATGAGACTCAGGCGTCCTATTGCTCTGATTATGCGATCACCATTGGGGGCGCGGATGAGTGATAACCGCCTGTTACCGGTTGGCTCCTCGCCGCTGGAGGTGGCCGCCGCGATTGCCTGCGCCGAGATAGAGCGAACCCCGATACCGCTGCGCCAGCTCTGGAACCCGAAAACCTGCCCGGTAAACCTGTTGCCCTATCTGGCGTGGGCGTTCTCGGTTGACCGCTGGGACGCTACGTGGCCGGACGAAATCAAGCGCGAGGTGATTGCGGCGGCGTATTACATCCACAGCCGCAAAGGCACCTTAAGCGCAGTGCGTCGTGTGGTTGAGCCGCTGGGCTACGTGATTAACGTCAATGAGTGGTGGGAAACCAATGACCCGCCCGGCACCTTTCGGATTGATATCGGTGTGTTGGAAAGTGGCATCACCGAGGAGATGTACCTCGAGATGGAGCGGCTTATCGCAGATGCCAAGCCCGCCAGCCGCCACCTGATTGGGCTCAATATTATTCAAGATATCGCCGGTTACGCTTACACCGGCGTCGCCCTGTATGACGGCGACATTATTACCATTTACCCTGACCGAGAGAGCTCACCCGATGGCACAAAAATATAAGGCGGTACTGACTAAAATCGGCGCGGCCAAGATTGCCGCCGCGACCGCTGGCGGGACAAAAATCAACCTCACCCAAATGGCCGTCGGTGACGGTGGCGGCACGCTGCCCACGCCAGACCCAGCACAAACCAAGCTGATTGCCGAGAAGCACCGCGCCGCGCTCAATAAAGTGATCGTCGACCCGAAGCACAAAAACTATTTAGTGGCCGAGCTGGTTATTCCGCCGGAGATTGGCGGCTTTTGGATGCGTGAGCTGGGGCTCTATGACGAGGTCGGTGCGCTGATTGCGGTCAGTAACATGGCCGAGAGTTACAAGCCGCTCTTATCCGAGGGCTCAGGCCGTGCGCAGACCCTGCGCATGGTGGTGATTGTCAGCGATATGGACACGGTGAATTTGCTGATTGATAGCTCGACCGTGCTCGCTACACAGGAATACGTCGATGAGAAATTGCTAGAGCATGAACAATCGCGCCGCCATCCTGACGCCACGCTCAAAGAGAAAGGTTTTACCCAACTGAGCAGCGCCACCAATAGCACCAGTGAGGTACTTGCGGCGACGCCAAAAGCGGTTAAAGCCGCTTATGATAAGGCGTCTGAGGCTGACAAAAACGCCCAAACCGCCAACGACAATGCGGGCAAGGCCAATGACAATGCGAACACGCGGCTTGAGAAAAGTAAAAACCTGTCTGACCTTACCGATAAGCCGAAAGCACGAAAGAATTTAGAACTCGGCACGGCGGCAACGTCCAACGTGCAAACATCCCAAACGGATAACGAGCCGAACGCCGTGCTAAAAGTTGCCGCTTTTGGCCTTGGTGGAACGGCACCGCGTACACCGGTAGCCGCGTCCTATAGCTACGACAGTATTCCTGCCAATTTACCCACGGGGTTTTATACACACCAAATGACGGGTGGGCCGTTCTGCCACACGATAACGTTGCGCCAAGATGGCGGAGGTACCGCAAGTAATCGACATTTTATTATCCCAGCTCAACCCTCAGAAAAAATAGCCGTGCGATGGGATGGCGGCGCGGCATTCTCTTATCAATATTTTTATACCGATAAGAATAAACCAAAAGCGGAAGATAACGATTTTGTGTCTAAAGCGAATGGCGGTACCTATAGCAATGCGATCAAAATTATTTCAGACGGGGAAGGAATAAACCTTCTAGCTAAAACCGTGGGGAAAGCGCAATACATCATTGCTAGAAATTCTACAGGTGATGCCTATTGGTTTATTGGTGCTGGGAGTAATGGAAATAAAAACATCGCTTTTAATAATTACACCAGTGGCACGTCAATTACTTTAGGTGAGGATGGCATCATCACACTTAATAAGACGACTAGAATTAATGGGCAAACTATCCCCGCTGACTATGCCAATTTTGATGCTCGCTATCAGGCAAAAGGTAATTACACCCCTGCCGGAGAAGCCTACACCAAGGCGGTAAGCGATGCGCGATTTCAGCCTAAAGGAAACTACACGCCTGCCGGAGAGGCTTATACCAAGGCGGTAAGCGATGGACGATTCCAGCCTAAAGGAAACTACACGCCTGCCGGAGAAGCTTATACCAAAGCGGTAAGCGATGGACGATTCCAGCCTAAAGGTAACTACACACCGGCGGGAGAGGCTTATACCAAGGCCGAAAGCAATGCGCGTTATGTCCAAGATATTCGCCAGTCGGGGATTATGAATCTGGATGTGGGCTCGAACGCCAATACCCAAGCCCCCGCCGGTGGTGTAGTGATTGGTGCCATCGTTAACGGCACGTGGGATAACAACGAAATACTGAAATACACGTGGTTACAGAAAAACGTTAACGGGACTTGGTTGACCATTGGCCGCGTATGAGGAATAGAACAATGATCCATTTAAAGAACTTTACTGAATATACGCCTGATGCGGGAGAACGTGCCGAGTTGAATGCCGAGTTCTCGGCGCTATTTCTCCGCTCTCAAGGGGGCGTAGATTGGTACGATGCACAGACGCGCTTCAAGCCAGACACGCTAAAGATCGTGTATGACCAAAGCCGCATCATTGTGGGTTACTCCACCGATGTTTCGACACTGGTGCCTTACCGCTGTTCTGTGGTTGAAATGAGCCTCAGCGCGGTTCCCGATGCGCTGACCGATGACAATACGTGGCAATATTGTGACGGTGAAATCGTCCCTCGTGAGTATACGCCAGCAGAGCAAACAGCTAAGGCTGAAAGCAAAAAGTTGTCGTGCTTGGCATATGCCACGAACGTAATGGCTCCGCTACAAGATGCGGTTGATTTAGGCATGGCAACCGATGAGGAATGCGCGCAGCTCAAAGCATGGAAAACTTACCGCGTGTTACTCAGCCGAGCCGATATCGCGCGCGCTCCTGATATTGACTGGCCGCCAATCCCCGCCTGATAAACCCCGTGATTTCTCGCCCTCGTTTGAGGGCTTTTTTTTGCCTGTTGTTTCACCGCTCGAACGTCGGCCATTGCTCGCTGTTCCCGTCCACGCACAACACAATAGCCTTGCAACTTTCTTACGGAGTCAAACACGATGCCCGATTTTAAACATGGCGTGCAGGTACTCGAAATTAACGACGGCACCCGCGTCATTTCCACCGTTTCAACCGCCATTATTGGCATGGTCTGCACCGCGTCGGATGCAGATGAAAAAACGTTCCCGCTCAATGTGCCGGTGCTGATTACCGACGTGGTGGCCGCTGCCGGTAAGGCCGGAACTAAAGGCACCTTAGCCGCCGCGCTGGCGGCCATTGGCGACCAGTGCAAACCCGTTACCGTTGTGGTGCGCGTGGCCGAGGGCGAAGGTGATGACGAAGAGGCGATCCAAGCGGCGACCATTTCCAACATCATCGGCGGCGCGGATGAGAACGGCCAATACACCGGCCTAAAAGCGTTGCTTACCGCGAAAGCCGTGACCGGCGTCAAACCGCGCATTTTGGGCGTGCCGGGTCTCGATACTAAAGAGGTGGCCGTCGCACTGGCGGCAGTCTGTCAACAACTGCGCGCCTTTGGCTATATCAGCGCGTGGGGCTGTAAAACCCTGTCGGATGCGATTAAGTACCGCGACAATTTCAGCCAGCGCGAGCTGATGCTGATTTGGCCGGACTTCTTGGCGTGGGATACCACCGCCAACGCCAGCGGCACCGCGTGGGCGACCGCGCGTGCATTAGGTCTGCGCGCCAAGATTGACCAAGAGACCGGCTGGCACAAAACCCTGTCTAACGTCGGCGTGAACGGTGTTACGGGGATTAGCGCCTCGGTATTTTGGGATTTACAGGCACCGGGCACCGATGCCGACCTGCTCAACGAAGCCGGTGTTACTACGCTGGTGCGCTCCGATGGTTTCCGCTTTTGGGGCAACCGCTGTTGCTCTGACGATCCGCTGTTTATGTTCGAGAACTACACCCGCACCGCGCAGGTGCTGGCCGATACCATGGCAGAGGCGCATCAATGGGCGGTAGATAAACCAATGACCGCCACGCTTATTCGCGACATTGTCGAGGGTATCAAGGCCAAATTCCGCGAGCTGAAAACTAACGGTTACATCATCGATGCGGATTGCTGGTATGACGAAAGCGCCAACGATAAAGAGAGCCTGAAAGCGGGCAAACTCTATATCGATTACGACTATACGCCGGTGCCACCGCTGGAAAACCTCACCTTACGCCAACGCATCACCGATAAATATCTGGTGAGCTTGGGCTCAACTGCCAACAGCTAAGGATTAACCCGCTATGGCTTTACCGCGCAAATTGAAATACCTCAACCTGTTTAACGACGGCTTGAGTTATATGGGTGTCGTCAGTTCGGTGACGTTACCCAAACTAACCCGCAAGCTGGAGAACTATCGCGGCGGCGGGATGAACGGCTCGGCGGCGGTGGATTTGGGTCTGGATGACGACGCGCTGGCCGTGGAATGGACTATCGGCGGTTTCCCCGATGATGACCTCTGGAGTCAGTACGCCGTGCCGGGTGCCTCTGATGTGCCGCTGCGCTTTTCGGGTTCTTACCAGCGTGACGACACCGGCGATATTAGCGGTGTAGAAATCGTGCTCCGTGGCCGTCACAAAGAAATCGACGGCGGTGACAACAAACAAGGCGAGAACACCGAGACCAAAATCTCGACCCAATGCACCTACTACAAATTGATAGTGGACGGCAAAGAGCTCATCGAGATTGACGTCGTCAACATGATTGAGAAGGTCAACGGCGTTGACCGTTTAGTGCAGCACCGTAAAAACATCGGTCTGTAATCTGATGGCCGGTCAGGTGCAACACTGGCCGGTTAATCCCCTTTTTTAAGAGAACGATTATGAAAGATAAAAACATCACTGAGCACGCCACCCCTGAAAATGACAATTTGGTGACGCTGGAAAACCCGATTAAGCGTGGCGATCTGCTTATCGAACAAGTGACCCTCATCAAACCCAATGCGGGAACCCTGCGCGGCGTGAGCCTTGCGGCGGTGGCAAATTCTGACGTGGACGCGCTGATTAAGGTGCTGCCGCGTATGACCTACCCGCCATTATTAGAGAGCGACGTGGTCAAGTTAGAACTGCCCGACATGATTGCGCTCGCCGGTAAGGTGATCGGTTTTTTGTCGCCGAATTCGGCTCAATAGACTTTCCCGCCGATTTATCGGTCGATGACCTGATGGCGGATATCGCAGTGATATTTCACTGGCCGCCCTCAGAACTTAACCCCATGAACCTGACCGAGCTCGCCCTCTGGCGCGACAAAGCGCTACAACGAAGCGCTACACCAAACGGACGTACTGATGAGCAATAACCTTAAATTGCAGGTGCTTCTCAACGCCGTTGACCGAGCCAGCCGCCCGTTTAAAGCGATCCAGACCGCGAGCAAATCGCTGTCTGGCAGCATTCGCGACACGCAGAAAACCCTTAAAGAGTTGAACGCCCAAGCGGGACGTGTTGAAGGTTTTCGCAAAACGAGCGCCCAGCTCGCCGTCACCGGCCAGTCACTGCAGAAAGCCAAAAACGAGGCTGAAGCCCTCGCAATCCAATTTAAAAATACTGAGAAACCGACGCGCGCACAGGCGCAGGTCATGGAGTCAGCCAAGCGCGCCGCCTCTGAGCTCCAGCTTAAATACAATGGCCTACGCCAATCCGTGCAGCGCCAGCGCCTCGCGTTACAGCAATCAGGCATTAGTACCCGAACGCTATCCAGCGATGAGCGCCGCCTAAAAACCTCGATTAACGAGACGACCGCTAGCCTCAATCGCCAGCGGAGTGCACTGGCTCGCAACAGCCAGCAACAAGCCAAGCTAAGCCGGATTAATCAGCGCTATCAGAGCGGTAAAGCGCTCGCCGGTAATCTTGCCGGAGCCGGTGCCGCTGGTGTGGGTATGGCGACGGCGGGCATTGTGGCCGGTGCTGCCTTATTAAAGCCCGGTTATGACTTTGCACAGAAAAACTCGGAGTTACAGGCCGTACTCGGTCTAGATAAATCGAGCGCGGATATGTTGGCGCTGCGCGGTCAGGCGCGCCAGCTCGGTGACACCACGGCCGCCTCAGCCGATGACGCTGCCGCCGCACAAATCATTATCGCTAAATCGGGCGCGGATAAAGACGGCATCATGGCCGCGACGCCTACCACGCTCAATATGTCACTTGCGAACCGCCGCAGCATGGAAGAAAACGCCACGCTGTTGATGGGGGTCAAATCAGCGTTTGGGCTGGCTAACGATAAGGTGTCGCATATTGGGGATGTTATCTCCGCAGCCATGAACAAAAGCGCCGCCGACTTTGAGGGGCTCAGTGACACACTGACCTACGCCGCGCCGGTGGCTAAAAACGCCGGTATCAGCGTCGAGGAAACTGCCGCCATGGCCGGTGCGCTGGCTGATGCCAAAATCATCGGCTCGATGGCGGGAACGGGAAGCCGTGCGGTTATCACGCGCTTACAAGCGCCGACTGGTAAAGCCCATGACGCTATCAGCGAGCTCGGCGTCAAAACCGCCGATCGCAAAGGCAACATGCGCCCGCTGTTCTCCATCCTCAAAGAGATGCAGAAAAGCTTTGATAAAAATAACCTCGGCACCTCGCAGCGAGCCGAGTATATGAAAACCATTTTCGGCGAAGAAGCCAGCTCGTCGGCGGCGGTGCTGATGACCGCAGCCGCTTCGGGCAAGCTCGATAACCTCACCAAAATGCTGAAAGACTCGGACGGTAAAACCGAGGAACTGGTCAAGGTGATGCAGGACAACCTCGGCGGAGATTTTAAAGAATTCCAGTCAGCCTATGAGGCCGTGGGGATCGACCTGTTTGACCAACAGGAAGGCGCGCTACGCCAACTGACCAAAACCGCTACGAAATATGTGCTTAAGCTCGACCAGTGGATACAGAAAAACAAAGGTCTGTCCCAAACCCTCCTCAAAATTGCCGGTGGTGCGGTCGCCATCATTGGCGTTCTTGGCGCGATTGGTCTGGTGGCGTGGCCGGTGGTGATGGGGATTAATGCGATCATTGCCGGAGCCAGTTTGCTCGGCACCGTCTTTGCCGCCGTCGGTAGCGGTATTTTAACGGTGCTTGGGGCGCTGACGTGGCCGATTGTCGGTATTGCGGCGGCTATTGTCGCCGGTGCTCTGCTTATCCGTAAATATTGGGAGCCTATCAGCGCCTTTTTTAGTGGCGTGGTGGAAGGGCTCAAAGCTGCGTTTGCGCCGGTGTCTGAGATGTTTGCGCCATTAATGCCGGTGTTTGATTTGTTGGGGCAAAAACTCCAAGCCGCTTGGAAATGGTTCGGGGATTTGATTGCGCCGGTGACATCGACGAAAGAAAGCCTCGATAGTTGCAAAAATGCCGGTGTCGAATTTGGTCAGGCGCTGGCGAGTGTGCTGACGGCACCGCTCAATCTATTTAACGCGATAGGCAGTAAGGTCGATTGGCTGTTAGAAAAAATGGGCTTAATGAAAAGAGAGTCTGCCGATATCGATGCCACCACGAACAAGGTTAATCAGTACACTACCGGCGCGAACGGTCGAGGCTATTCACCCTCGGGCGGGATACTCACCGGCGGCTATGCCCCGGTAAAAGCGGGTGGCGCAAGTTATACCGACCAAAGCCAACATACTTACCAGCTCGATATTAATATTCCTCCTGGTCAAAACCGAGAGGATGCCAAAAACATGATCCGCGAAGCACTCGAAGAACGTGACCGCCAACGCCGCGCCGCTGGCCGTTCGCGCATGACCACCGATTAAGGAGCCCTTACTATGATGTTAACGCTCGGGCTGTTTGTTTTTCAGCTCCAGACATTGCCTTATCAATCATTACAGCAAAGCCTCGATTATCGCTGGCCGTCAAACAGCCGCGTAGGGCAACGCCCCACCTATCAGTTTTTAGGGATTGGCGAGGATAAAGTTACCTTGTCGGGTGTGTTACTGCCTGAAATCACCGGCGGCGCGCTGTCCATGCTCACGCTTAAAACGATGTCCGAGCAGGGTAAAGCATGGCCGCTGATTGGTGGCGATGGCGCAATCTATGGCATGTATGTTGTCGCCAGCATGACGCAGACACAAAGCGTCTTTTTTGCCGATGGCAGTGCTCGCAGGATTGAATTTAGCATGACCCTAACCCGCGTCGATGAATCGCTCGGGGCGATGTTTGGCGACCTGCAACAACAGGCCAACGACTTAGCCGGTCAGGCGGGAGAGATGGCACAGAAAGCGCAGGATATGGCCGGAGGGTTATTTTCATGATGACCAGTATGCCTATCGCCGCCGGTGCTGATATTGCGCCCGCGTTTATGCTCACCCTCGGCGGGGAGGATATTACCGACAACCTCAGCAATTGCCTGTTGTCACTGACGATGACCGATAATCGCGGCTTTGAGGCTGACCAGCTTGATATCGAGCTCGATGACGGCGACGGGCAACTCGCTATGCCCGCTCGCGGCGCGGTGCTGTCACTGTTTCTCGGCTGGAAAGGTTCGGCGCTAATTGGTAAAGGTCAGTTTACCGTTGATGAAATCGAGCATCGAGGCGCGCCGGACACGCTGACCATTCGCGCCCGTAGCGCTGATTTTCGCGGGTCACTTAATTCCCGCCGTGAGGTGTCTTATCACGACACTACCCTCGGCGCAGTAGTGAAACAAATAGCCGAGCGCAACCAGCTCGACGCGGTGCTGGCGAAAGGCTTTGCCGATATTGCGATCCCCCACATCGACCAATCTCAGGAGAGCGATATTAAATTTCTCACCCGTCTGGCTGAGCGCAACGGTGCCGAGGTATCGGTCAAAGCGGGCAAGCTGTTATTTCTCAAAGCGGGGAACGGCGTGACGGCCAGCGGCAAACCTATCCCGATGATGACCCTCGAGCGCAGCGACGGCGACCGCCACCAGTTTGCGATCGCCGACCGCAACGCTTACACCGGCGTGACGGCAAGCTGGTTACACACCAAAGACCCGAAACCGAAAAAGCAAAAGGTAAAACTACAACGAAAGGCCAAGCCCAAGCACCTGCGCGCCCTGCAACACCCCAATGCCAAGCCGCCAAAGGCGAGCCCTAAAGCGCCCAAACCACAGGAGGAAAAACAGGGTGAGTATCTGGCCGGTGAGTTCGATAACGTGCTTGCACTGACGACGGTCTACCCGACCAAAGCGCAAGCGATACGCGCCGCACAAGCCAAGTGGGACAAAATTCAACGCGGCGTGGCTGAGTTCTCTATCAATCTCGCCATGGGGCGCGCTGATTTATATCCAGAAACGCCGGTCACGGTGAAAGGGTTTAAGGCCGTCATAGACCAACAGACATGGACGATCACTAAAGTGACCCACACTCTCGGCGATGGCGGCTACACGACGGCGCTAGAGCTTGAGGTTAAGCTGTCTGATGTTGAGTATGAGGACATCAGTAACTGAGACAATCAAACAGACATTTGCGAGAAAAAAAACCATTTAACTCACATTTTTGAATTTAAATTACATTTATTGAGTTTAATGGTAAAATTCGCATACTAAATTTTGAGAACTGGAGGTTACTATGATGCATTGTCCAATTTGTCGCCACGCGGCACATGCACGCTCAAGTCGCTATTTAAGTGAAAATACTAAAGAGCGTTACCACCAGTGCCAAAACATCAATTGCAGTTGTACGTTCGTAACGATGGAGTCAGTTGAGCGCTACATTATGACACCAGGGGTTATTACGCCGGTTGCTCCCCACCCTACTCGCGATCAACAAGTGCAGATGTGGATATAACCTTCCCACGATCAAATATACGAAAGCCTGCCTTTGCAGGTTTTTTTATGCCCTAAAATGCATAAATAATTAAAACGTATGTGGGAATTTATTTAAATAAATAATGAAATATGATGAGGAGGAGCCGAGGGAAAAAATTAAGGTCGCCAATCTGCCGCCATTTTGCCGCCACTGGAACAAATCGCAGATACAAAAAAACCGCCTCTCGGCGGCCACGACACTGCTTTATTGCTTTGATTATTCTAGTAAATTTCCTTGGTACCCGGGACGAGACTTGAACTCGTACAGCCTTACAGCCGAGGGATTTTAAATCCCTTGTGTCTACCGATTCCACCACCCGGGCTAAGGAAAATTGGAGGCGCGTTCCGGAGTCGAACCGGACTAGACGGATTTGCAATCCGCTACATAACCGCTTTGCTAACGCGCCAAAATCTTTAGCTTTCTAACTAAACCCGCACTTTCGTGCCAGCTTTTAAATTTGGAGCGGGAAACGAGACTCGAACTCGCGACCCCGACCTTGGCAAGGTCGTGCTCTACCAACTGAGCTATTCCCGCTTAGCATTTTAGCTAGTAAACCTCACTAACTTAGCTGCTTGTATCTTCTGGCTTTTCGTCGTTGCCGTCTGATGCGATGCATTCTACTTATCTCACGAACCGCGTCAACATCATTTTTATCTCACAACGACTGTTTGCTGATTTTTAACGCATTTCGA